CTCCCGTTTGGGCTTTGCGATACCGTTATACTGCTTATGGCACTCCCAGAGATCCAGGAGCAAGCCAAAAGGCATCAGCCAAACCTCATCCCAGGATAGATGAAGCTGGCCGATGCCGTAATATAGCAGTCGGGTAAATAACTCTTCGTCACTTACCCGACTGCCGCGTTTTTTGTGTCTGCCTCACTTTCGATATTCCGCTTCGTACCCTTCAACAGACATTCCGTGATTGCATTCCTAAAATCGCCCAGTTCCACGGGCGTGGTCAGCAGCTCCACCATTTCCTCCGTCAGCAGCGTATGCCGGGAGTCAGGATTTCTGAGGTTGTGGATCATAAGACTCTGATTTGCCAACAGGGTGATGAGCCAAACGATTTCGGAGATCGCCAGTTCGAAGTTCTCAGTCTTCATCAGCTTATCGCCCAGATTCTCCAAACCGCCGTACCGACCGGCGATGTCCTTAGTTGCCTTGGTGGTAAGAATCAGAGCATATTCTTCGCCGCCGATGGTGATCACGGCACTACGTTCCATATCCATAGGTCAGTACCTCCTTATTCAGAAACAGGTGCAGCCGCACCATAGGTGGGTTCGTAAACTTCGTTATACCAGTTGGTGATAACGGTGGCGGTGACATTGGAATCACCCTCGGTGACCTCAGCCTTCCAGGGATGCTTGCCGTTGTCATCTGCCTTCGTCCGGCGCAGGATCGTACCCTCGATGGTGGGAGTGGAGAAGGTGATGCTATCGCCCTTGGTGGCAAGCACCGTGCCGGGGATACCGAACTTCACCTTATACAGCCAGAAATACTTGTACTTGCCGTTGGCCTTCTTTGCCCGGAAGCCGATAGCTACGGGAGTGCCACCGTCCTCGCTGCAATAGACCACAACACCGTTACTGTCGATGGTGGAGCCGCTGAGAACAGATGCTACGGTAGCACCCAGATCATCCACACCCAGAGACAGCTTGCCGTTTTTGAATTCCTTGACCACTTCCGCAGCGCCATCGTCTGCGTACAGGGTAGCCTCTGCCAGTTCAACGGACAGATCCGCACTCATTGCCTTTGCCAGCTGCACCGGGGTACCGTAGGTCTCGTTGCCCTCTGCATCCTCGGTGATGGGCGCATAATACAGTTTATCCAGACCAATTGTTGCCATAGGTCATTCCTCCATTTCATAATAATGGGCCACATCCACAGCGTAGTGGTGGTAGCCGGTTTCGGTCTCGTAGCCGATGTATCTTCGCTCTGTAATCGTATAGCCCCGTGAAAACAGAGCCTTAACGATCCGATTTTTATCCTTCATGTAGTTCCCTTTGGAATAAAGGGAAATCCGGGCCTCCTGGACATCGTATCCCGGTCGGTTGTCCCCATGGACGGCAAAGGTATCCGTCAGAGGCACTATCACGGCATAGTGATCCGGTGCGGTATCCTTAAAGACACCTGTCTCGACCGGAATGTCCAACATGGAAAATACAGTCTGGATATCCGCCAGCAAACTCATAGTTTCTTCACCTCTTCCTCGAATTTCTGCTGCATGGTGCTGATGCACTCTTTTCGGGATGCCGTTTTCGCCGGTTTCAGAAAAGGCTTCGCAGGCTGACCATGCTTGCCGTACTCAAGAATATTGGCGATCTTTGCGTTGCTGTCGCCATCCTTACGAGGTTCTGCAAAACCGACTTTGATGTCATGGTTACCTTGGGCATTGATTTTGACTGGGGACAGGCCAAGGGACCCGACCAGTTCGCCGGTGGATCTTGATTCATATTTTGTATCCGCACCCACAACAGCAGAAAGATTTCCATGAACCCTCTGCAGGACAATTTCTCCGCCGGCTTCCAGGACGGTTTCGGCAATGGAATCGAAATCCTTACCCAGTCGGGAGATTTGCAGCAGAAATTCTTCCGGCATTTTTACATCACATTTAGCCAACGGTGGACACCACCTTTTTTGCCAGAACTTCCAGGTACATACCCTTGCCCTTTACATTCTCCACGGAAGTGATTTCAAACCGGTCACCATCACAGACAATAAAGTGGTCTGTGGAAATGGTGACACCCGGTATGATCCGGAAACGGAATAAATCTGTAGCTGTGGAAAAAGTAGCAAGGTTAGCCCACCGCTGGGACCCGTGTCGCCCCTCCCTGTATACCCTAACGGAGGCGATCACGGTATCCTCAAAGGTAGAGAAACCTTCACTGTCTTTGGCTGCGGTGACAGAAATGATGTCAGCAAAACTATTCATTTTTCCGAAACTCATGGTCACACCTTCCATTCTCTGTCAAGCCGCAGGAGCAGATTGACGGTTGTCCAGACTTGCTGTGAAGCCTGGACATTATCCGCAAAAAAGCCGCCTGTGCTGCCATCTCTCGACTCATAAAAGTGGGAGGCAAGCATAATGACGGCCTGTTCCGTAGTGGGCGGCATGATGCCGTCACTATAGGAACCGGCTGGAATGTGCTGATAGCTTTCGGCATAGGAAACGGCGGCAGTGATGAAGCTCTGCAAAAGCGCATCATCTGCCGTATGCTCCAGAATCAGATTCTGTTTTACCTTTGTCAGAAGTTCTTCCATCACTGCCGCCTCCTTACTTAAGCAGCCTTCATCTGCAGGACCTTTACGGCCTCGGGCAGAATCAGCTTGCCGTCAACACGCTCCTTGGCCACAAAGCCGACCATGCCGTTACCGGCGAACAGTTCCTTCAATTCGGAGAAGGAACGGGTGCCGCGGTCACCGATGTTGTAATACTTGAAATCACCAAAGGCGATGACAGGCTTACCGGCTGCCATGGTAGGCACATAGGGAGAGGTGTAAACGGGATAACCAAACAGGCGGTCAGGTTCACCGGCCTGCATGGAGGGCTGCCACAGGAATGCCTGGTTACCATCCTTCAGCTTCCGCAGGGCGGAGATGGTCTGGTCGTTCATGATGAACGCGGCATTCTTACGGTAGGGACGCTTAAGGCTGTAGACCAGGTTGATGATCTCATCTGCAGTGATGGCAGTGGCAGACGCGGCGGTCACACCAACTTCCGCGCCACCGCTGGCGGCGAAGATGCCCAGAGGCTTACCCACACCGTCACCGTTGAGGAAAGCATCCTCTTCGGCATTGCCCAGGGCCTTACCGAACTGAGTGATGATATAGCTTTCCAGGTTGAAAGCGTTATCGTACAGCAGTTCCTCGGTGACCTTGATGGCAACGTGCAGCTTGTGGGCATCCATCAGGATCTGATCGAAGGTGGCATCACCGAAGGACAGTGCGCCGCCTTCCTCAATCCATGCTGCCGCAGGAGTGGTCGCCGCCACATTGATCTTACGCTCACCGGCAGTGGTGATGTGGGTGGCCAGCTGACGCATGATATTGGATTCCTCCAGGGCCTGGATCAGCCGACGGTCATATTCCTCGGGAACCAGGTAGCCGCCGTCCGCATCCACACCTTCCTGCAGAACATTGGAGATCCGCTTGAAGTTGGAGCGCATGGCAGCCAGCATATCCTTGGCGTAAGCCTCAGAAGCACGGCCGGTCTTGGTCTGCTCACCATCGGCGGTAGTGGTCATGGGCTTACCGGTGATGGGAGTGGATACAGGCTTGGACAGATCTGCGTCAATTGCCTCACGGCGCTCCATACGCTTGATCTCGTTGCTCAGGGCTGCCAGATCCTTCTCCATGGCGGCATAGGTGGCATCGTCCTCGGCGGACAGAACACCCTTGTCATTGCGGTGGGTTTCCAGGAAACCATCCATGGTAGACAGCAGCTTGGTACGCTTGTTACGCATTTCGATAATAGTCATAGTGTTTTCCTCCAGATTAAATGTAATTTTTGATGGTATTCAGATCCGCTTTCAGGGCATCCACAGAGCGACCTGCGGGCTCCTGGGAAGCGGTGGTGGGCTGGATCTTGCACTTTGCGGCAATCTTACCCATAAGGGAGTTCATGACGGATGCCTTGGAATACAGCATGGATACATTGGGTGTACCCATGGCATCTGCTTCACCGGATCGCTTCATGATTTCGTCTGCGAAGCCCAGTTCGATGGCCTTGTTGGCATCCATCCAGGTTTCCGCATCCATGAGATGACTGAGCTTCGTCCGGGACAAGCCGGTCTTAATCTCATAGGCATTGATGATGGAGTCCTTGACACTACTCAGCATTTCAATAGCCTTCTGCATTTCACCGGTATCACCGAAAGCGACTGTCATGGGGTTATGGATCATGAGCATGGATACCGGGGACATCAAAACCCTGGCACCGGCCATGGCGATCACGGAAGCCGCAGAGGCTGCAATGCCGTCGATCTTCACCGTGACGCTACCAGGGTATTCCACAAGCATATTGTAGATTTGGGCAGCTGCAACGCAGTCACCGCCAGGGCTGTTGATCCAGACGGTCACATCTCCGGTGCCGGACATGAGTTCGTCCTTGAAAAGCTGAGGAGTCACTTCATCGTCATACCAGCTTTCCTCGGCGATGGTGCCGTTCAGATGCAGAATCCGTTCTGCCGGAGCCGTCTCCGTCGCTGCCTGGTTCGTCCAGTTCCAAAACTTCTTCATTGGGGTTTTCCTCCTTCCCGTTATCATTGGTTGTATTGGCGAATGCTCCTGCATCACGCATGGGGAGCATATTGCCGTTGATGAGATACAGGTTGCCGCCTTCCTCGTCCGGGATAAGATCCAGATTTTCCAGTTCCCGGATGTCGTTGGCGGACATCCAACCGTTCTGGCGACCGATGGCATATCCGTTCATACGGCTCTGATAGTCGCCCCGTAGCAGACCCTCCAGATTAAATTTCACGAAATACCGGTTCTTTTCGTCAAAAGACAAAAGGGTTCGCTGGATACTTTGCTCCCACCGAACCACCCAGGGGTCCAGCGTGTATTTCACAAACTCAAGGGACTGCTGTTCAATATTAGAAAAGCTCGACTTTTCCAGATCACCGACCATGTGGGGTGGCACTCGGAAAATTCGAGCAATTTCATTAATTTGGAACTTACGAGTTTCCAGAAACTGAGCCTGTTCCGGAGAAATGGAGATGGGTGTATATTTCATGCCCTCTTCCAGAACAGCCACCTTATTGGAATTGCCACTGCCGCCAAAGGCAGACTGCCAGCTTTCCCGGACTCTCTGAGGGTCTTTGATGGTGCCGGGGTGTTCCAGGATGCCGCCGGGGGTCGCACCGTTGGCGAAGAACTTGGCACCGTATTCCTCACAGGCAATAGCCATGCCGATGGCGTTCTTTGCCATGGCGATAGGGCTGTAACCCACCAGGCCGTCAAAACCAAGGCCGGGAATATGTAGCACATCGCTGGGCTGCAGCGTAACTGCGTATTCCTTGCTCTTGATAGCCTCGTCCGGGCCACGGTAATAGGTATAGTAGAGGTGACCTTTATCGTCCCGATCCACACTCATGCGGTTGGGCATAAGCGGATATAGGGCAATGACTTCATTCTTGCCGTTGCGGATCACCTGTGCATAGGCATTACCCCAAAGGAGCAGATGGGTCATGAGGGTCTCTCGGAACACGAAGGAACTCATTTCGGGATTTGGTTCATCGTGCAGCAGCCGGTACAGCGGATGTTCGATAGCTTTTTCTTTGCCTCCAGAACTGTTATACCGGTAAAGGTGCAACGGCAGTCCTGCCACTGCTTCTGCCAGAATGCGAACACAGGAGTACACTGCGGTCATCTGCATGGCAGATCGTTCTGTGACAGTTTTGCCGGAGGTTGTGCCGCCCATAAAAAAGGTGTAGGCGCTGCCTGCTGTACTGTTTTGGGGCTTGTCTCTGGACTTGAAAAGAGCGGTAAATATACCCATACAAGGCTTCCTTTCTTAATAACATATTTTCTTGACATTACCCCCAGTTGGGGGTAATATTATTTGTATCAATTATTCATACTTTCGGAGGACGCTTCATGGAATTTGAAAGTTTAGATGGCTATCGCCTTATGCATCCTCACACAAAAAGCATCCTTTTTGAGCGCAGAGTAATTCTTGGCTTGACGCAAAAGCAAGTAGCTGAACGCGCCGGTATCCGGCTGCAAAGCTATCAGCGTTTTGAAAGCGGTGAACGAAATATCATGACCGCTTCTTTTCAGTTGGCCTGCCGGGTCATTGAGGCACTGAAAATGAATGTCTCCGACTTTTATCACGGGGAATATTTCCTGGGTGAAGAACTTTATGCCACCGATGATGGCCTTCGTTATAAAAAGACAGGAAAACTGATCAACGAGGATGTTATAGAGGAAAAATCAGATAAATAAAATGCCTCGGTCATCATAGACCGAAGCACCATTATCGCTGCCACAGCGGATTGCCCGGTCAAGTGCCATGATGGTGGCCACCGCGCCGTCAATCTTCTCTGTGGATTTTTCTTTGTCAGGCTTGATATTGCCAGCGGGGTCCGTTCGGATGAAGATGTTATCCATCATCCAACGCAGCACCGGATGACCACCATGGGCAATCCGTTCCTCCAGAACCAGCTTCATCAGTTCCTTGGTGGGTGGGGACATATCCTTGAAGCCCTGTCCGAAGGGAACAACGGTGAAACCCATGCCTTCCAGATTCTGCACCATCTGAACAGCGCCCCATCGGTCAAAGGCAATTTCCCGGATATTGAACCGTTCACCCAGCCGCTCAATGAACTTTTCAATGTAGCCATAATGGACGACATTGCCTTCGGTGGTCTGAAGGTATCCCTGCCGCTCCCAGACATCGTATGGCACATGATCCCGGCGGACACGCAGATCCAGGTTATCCTCCGGAATCCAGAAGTATGGGAGAATCATGTATTTATCATCCTCATCGGTAGGTGGGAACACCAACACCAGGGCTGTGATGTCCGTGGTGGAGGAAAGGTCAAGACCACCGTAGCAGACTCTGCCTTCCAGGTCATCTTCGCTGACAGCAAACTCGCATTTATCCCACAGGTGCATCGGCATCCAACGGACAGCCTGTTTTACCCACTGATTCAGACGGAGCTGCCGGAACGCATTCTCTTCGCCGGGGTTCTGCTTTGCGGACTCACAGGCATCTTTGACCTTATCGATGCCTACCGTAATACCTAGTGATGGATTTGCTTTTTTCCAGGTCTTGGGATCTGTCCAGTCATCCGACTCATCCGCACCATAGATTACAGGATAGAAGGTGTGATCAATTTTTCTGCCTTCAATGATGTCTTTTGCTTTCTGGTGGATCTCATAGCAAATAGACTTGGTGTCATTACCTGCTGTGGTGATAAGGAAGTAAAGGGGCTGCATACGGGCATCACCGGAGCCCTTTGTCATAACATCAAATAGCTTTCGGTTTGGCTGGGTGTGTAACTCATCGAAAACAACGCCGTGGGTGTTGAAACCGTGCTTGTTGCCGACATCAGCGGAAAGCACCTGGTAGATACTGCCTGTTGGCTGATAAATGAGTCTCTTCTGGGAGTCCAGTATCTTTACTCGCTTGGAGAGTGCCGGACACATCCGAACCATATCCGCAGCCACATTGAATACGATGGATGCCTGCTGGCGATCTGCGGCACAGCCATATACCTCCGCGCGTTCTTCGCCGTCGCCGCAGGTCAAAAGCAGTGCCACCGCAGCCGCCAGTTCCGATTTGCCCTGTTTCTTAGGGATTTCGATATAGGCTGTGTTGAACTGCCGATAACCGTTGGATTTCAGAGTGCCGAAAATATCCCGGATGATCTGTTCCTGCCAGTCAATGAGTTCAAAGGGCTTTCTTGCCCAGGTGCCTTTGGTGTGACAAAGGCTCTCAATAAAAGCCACCGCATAATCGGCAGCATCCTTATCGTAGTAGGAGCCTTTGGACAAAAAGCGAGTCGGCTTGTACTTTTTCAGTTTCCGGATATGCGGTCACCTCCTAAAAATGGGCATAAGAAAAGACCCACGAATGGGTCTGAAAAACATATAAATTTATGAAATTATTATTGGTAATAACGAGAAAAGAGCCTCACGGCCCTTTCCTCGGCAAGGGGTATCAGTTTTCGCTGTAGAGCAGGATTGCCAGGGCCTTGGCGGTATCTTCATCCACCGGCTCTCTATCCCATTCCCGGTCATAGTTGCATACCGTTTCACCATGGCGGGTTATGGTCAGTTTGCTGATTCGGCCACCATCAATTCCATACCGGGAGGGTTCGTCATAAACCTTCATAAGGTAGCGGTAACCGCAACCGTTGATAATGATCAAGCCTTCTTTCTTCATGTTGCTCCCCCCTTATGCTTTCAACACATCGACCAGCCAGCTGGCTTTCTTGTGTGCGATGCCGGTGGCCTTCTCAACAATCTCATGGTCTTCTTCGATGTAGTGCAGGCCCTTACCAACCTTAACAAACCGAGCGTCCTCGTAGCCGGGAACATTGGTTCGGTAAACATATGCGTTACGACTTTCACCGTCGTAGGACTTGCCATCCCAACCGTTAAAGGTGAAGGTGATCCGTTCCCTGGTCTTGGTGAAGTTGCTTTCAAAGGTCTCGCGGGAAATTGCGATGCGGTCGATCAGCTTGAATTTTTCTCTCAGGCTCCAGGTATTTTTCATGGTGTTTTCCTCCGTAAAAATGTGTATTTCCCTTTGGGTGCTGTGATATTACCTCTGAATACACATAATAGCAAGTTATATCAGAGGAATAAACTACACAATGATTTTGGGTGAATACTGTGTATTTACGGTACTTTAAACACGGAAAGTATAAACTGCGCCCCGAGCCGAAATCCGGTTTTGAAGTTGTCGCAGCAATACAGCAGTTCCATGTCGGCATGGTCAGCCAGCAACCGCTCAAGTAACGCTTTAGACTCTTCATCCAACCGTTCCTCCAGCTGATCGCTCACCTGGGCCATTCGTTTATTGAGTTGCATGAATGCCTCGTTTTCCTCCGGGCGATTCTCCCACGGGATGATCTCACCGTGGAACAGCCGATCCAGAATATCTCCGGCCATCACACTGCCACCTTTCTGCAGGAATCCACACCGTAGACAACACCCAGACTTGAACCACAGTCCCACTGCACATGGATCGTGCCGATGGAATCCACTGAAATCACCGTACCCCGGCAACCGGGATACAGGCGATTGTTATAGGGATCATCCATCTGCACCAGTTCCACTCGGGTACCGGCAGGGTACTGCTCACGTAGTCTCTGAAGGATTTCTTTCCGGATGCCAAACATGATTATCCCTCCTTCCGCTGACCGCTTTTGAAGGCGGCACTGCCGGAGAAGTTCCGGAGCAGGATCTTCCTTGCCTGCTTATACTCGTCACCGATAAATCCGAGCCGCAACAGGAAACATCGGAACGCATACTTTTCGTTATCCACCGGCTTTTCCTTCGCCGTGATCCGCTTCTGAATACGGGCCATTTCACACAGCTTGCAGATGAAAGTATCGTAGGCTTTTATTTCATCGGGCGCGGGAATGCCGGGAAACCAGGGGAAGGAAATCTTCGTGTCCGTGATCTCCAACGGCAGATCATCCGTACCGAGGGCTTTCTTAATAAGGCTGCCCTTGGAGGCAATGATGCCCTTGAGGTTTTCCAGAGCGGAATTGTTGAAAAGGCTGCGGGGCACGGAAATGCAGATGCCATCGATTTCGGCAGGTTCGGTTTCTTCCTCGGCGGCATCCTCTGCGATGCATTCGACAAAAGGGTCTTCTGCCTGGAAGCCTTTCTCACGAAGGAAGCGGATGAGGGTAGCTGCGGTTCTGTTGTCCTCGATAGTAACCTGTCCATCCACGCTGACGGTGTAACCGCCTACCTGATAGGCAAAGCCTGGTGCGCCTAAGTACTTAGCTTTTTCACCCGTATGTTCCGCAATGGCTGCGACCAGGCGCTTGCGGTCGGAACCGCTGACATTGTAGTTGATGATCATGTGTGTGACCTCCTTTAATTTGGGTAGTCACATATTCGCTCTGGATGGCAAAAATAGCAACTTGTTTCTCGAACAAATCCCGTAGAATTATGTGCCGTCAGATTGTGTATAGAACACAATGCCGACCAGCACAAAGAATACGCAGGATAAAGCCACACCGTTGCCCCACATCTTGTACTCAGCGGCATCCGAATGAGGATCTCGTAGCCATTTACGGATCTGCTTCTCAGATTTGGCTTTACCAGCGCCACTGACGATCCTGCGGTGGGTTTCAAAGACATCTGCCCAGAACTGCAGGTCCTCTTCTGTAGGATTCTCCGTAGCCAGACCGGAACACCACCAGTCCGGGAATCCCATCAAGCGGGCGCATTCTGTAGGTGTCAGCCGCCGCACGGAATATTCCGGTGTGTCGGTGCTGTTAATCAGCGGAGGATCTTTATAATCACTTGCACATAAAGTTGCAGCGATTTCTTCGTCTGCTTTCATAAAGAAAGAAGCCTTACTGGCACAGTATGTGGGAACTGCAACAGCATGGCGATCCACAGTATTAAGGGTGAAAGAAACGTCTTCGTTTATTCCACAACCTTGAGGGCCATTCTTTTCCGAACGCCCTATCATGGAACCTTGTAACGCATAGCATTCCACGATTGCTACACCACCCTGGTTGCAGGTGGGATTGCCACCGTTGCCATCTAAGGTACGGGTAGTTGCCGCTTCATAAAAGCCGGATTTAGGATTGTCAGATTTCATGGCATTGCTGTCTTTAGAGCAAATACCGAATACCTTGGGGTCTTCCCGTATTACAAAAGGCTGATTATTCCCACCGGTTCCATAGGTGGCAGCAACAGTGGGTGCAACCTCCAGGGGACCAACATATCGTGTATCCTGACTGTGATTCTCATAGACCATTGCCGATGTATCCAGAACTACCGGAGGATGATGCGCTTCTGCCCGGAGGGTACAAGCTACATCATGGGTCACATCCATACGATTGCCGCCCTGGTCATTCAGAACGACACCGTTTCTTCCGGTAGACATTCCACAATTCACACCAAGGGTAGATGCGACAGGAGAAACGGTGCCGTTGTATCCGTCTATTCCAAGGACTGCCGTTCCAGCGCAATTCTCAACACCTCCGGCAATTCCTTGCCACGCTCGGAAGCCCTCCGCAGAATACCGCGACAGGCCCTCGGACTCAAATAATACTTTTCCGGCACATTGGCCTGTAAGATCGCCGACAAGGAAGATGCGTTTTCTGCGTTGGGCCAGACCCCAATATTGCGCGTCGAGAGTTCTGTACGCAACGCTCCATCCGTCTCCCATGTAAACATCGGACTGGGGCCATTTGTTTTTCTCAGGCATAGGCACCGAGGGAGCATCCTGGACGATGCCGATGACCGCATTGAGGACTGCCTGAAAGTCGCGTCCGGCATTGGATGAGAAAGCGCCGGGGACATTTTCCCAACAGATCCAGCGGGGATATTTTCCATTGGTTGCACACCTCATTTCTTTTACAATTCGGATGGCTTCAAAAAACAGATTGGAATGCTTACCTTCCAGACCAGCTCTCAGTCCCGCAATCGATAAATCCGTGCAGGGCGATCCGAAGGTAATAATATCCACAGGTTCTATCTTGCCGCCATCCATGGCAGAGATGTCACCGTAATGCTTCATAAAGGGTAGCCGCTTCGTGGTGACCCGGATGGGAAAAGGCTCAATTTCAGATGCCCAGACAGGGGTGATATCCGACAACAAGCCTGCCAAAGGAAATCCCCCGGAACCATCAAAAAGGCTTCCGAGGGTTAGTTTTGTTTGATCCATTTTCAAACCTCATATCGTAGTATGGAGATATCTCGGGAAATTTCTCTTCAAATTCCTGCAGATATCGATAACAGGCACTGTCCCTGCCGTTGGCTTCCGCAAATTCCCGAAGACTTTTCTTTTTGAAGAAACCGGGTTGGTTACACCACCGGGCAATGCTGATATACATACCCTTCCAGGGACTGTTCCGATACTCACAGTACCGCATCACATAGGGAAGGCAGTGGTTTTGCATCAGGATTTTAATTCGGAACAGCAGATCAAAAATATCCTGCTGCCAGAAAGCATCATCCCACCGACCATTCCGGTCGAAACCGCAGAAACAATAAAACTTCATTACGGCATTGGTGTACTTCCGTGCCAGATGGATTTTCTTTTCTATAAGTTCTGCATCGGCTACATTATCGAAAGCGAAAATGTAATCGCCATCATATTTACAGGAAAAGAGAGCCGCACATTTTTCATCGGTCAGCAGTCTTTCATCAAGACCCTGTTTGAATTGAAACGGGTGGTTTGTTTGCCGCAGGGTTTCCAACAGACCTTTCCATTCAGAGCAACCAAAGAAGTTATCATCCAACAGGCAAATCTTCGGTCGAGCCGGATCGTAAAACTCGTTCAGCGGACTGTGGACAGATACCCCGTCATAGTTCTTATTGACGCAGAAGTCGCATTTGCGAAAGCAACCACGGGTCAGAAAACCAATGGAATAATCTGTGTAATAGGTGTACTCCCTGGGTTTACCACCATTAGCAAGCTGAGTCCCTACCCATGCATCGTAAAGATGATAGTCCGGCATTTGATGTTCAATGGCGGCAGAAAGGCGCGGAGCCTTATCGTAATAAAAGCCCGTGCCTCCATAGCTGACATTTTCCTGTTGTAAGACAGCATCCGGGACAGGTGTATCAGTGAACACTTTGGAAATATAAACGGAATCATAATCAGCAATACTATTAAAATCCGTTCTCAGTTCCACAGTATCACCGAGTGCCTTATGGTAAGCAGATATTTTCATACAGGCCAGATTGGGAAAGCGATGCCGTTTGCGGCCGATGAGGTCGGCATCAATGACCGCCACTCTCATTGCATACCTCTGCAAATTTGTAGGTCAGTCCATCACGCTGCACAGTCACACCAATGTCACTGCCCACCTGCTCGATATACCGCCTCACAATAACATCGCAGAACTTTTCGTCCAGTTCGATGGTATAGCAAATACGGTCGGTCTGCTCACAGGCAATGAGGGTACTGCCGGAGCCACCGAAGGGGTCCAGTACAAGACAGTTGGTCATGGAAGAATTCATGATGGGATAAGCCAGCAGCGGAATGGGCTTCATGGTAGGATGATCACCGTTCTTCTTGGGCTTGTCGAACTCCCAGATGGTGGTTTCCTTCCGGCCTGTGTACCACTGATGCTTACCGCCTTTCTTCCAGCCATACAGACAAGGCTCATGCTGCCACTGATAAGGAGAGCGTCCCAGAACCAGGGACTGCTTCTTCCAAATGCAACAGCCGGATAGATAAAATCCCGCATCGGCAAATGCCCTGCGGAAATTTAGTCCCTCGGTATCGGCATGGAATATATAGATGGACGCATCATCAGCCATGGCAGAATGCATCTGGGTATAGGCATCCAGCAGGAACTGGTAAAATGCTTTGTTTCCCATGTTGTCATTTTTGATTTTGCCAGCGGATCCTTCGTAGTTGACATTGTAGGGAGGGTCGGTAATGACCAGGTTGACCTTCTTTCCATCGAGTAGCTGCTCATAGGTTTCAGCTTTGGTGCTGTCACCGCAGACAAGTCGGTGCCGACCCAGTGTCCAGATATCACCGAATTTTGTGATGGTAGGCTTTTCCAGCTCCTCATCCACATTAAAGTCATCTTCCTTGATTCCGTCTTTGACAGAATCTTTGAAAAGGTCATCGATCTCCGCAGGATCAAAGCCGGTGAGGGAAACATCAAAATCAGTGCCCTGCAGGTCAGCAATCAGCAGGGACAGCTTGTCCTTATCCCAGTCACCGCTGATCTTATTCAGCGCTACATTCAATGCTTTTTCCTTTTCTTCGGGCAGATCCACTACAACGCAGTCCACCTGTGAATGCCCCAGATCCATAAGAACCTTGAGTCTCTGATGACCACCAACAACCCGGCCGGTGGCCTTGTTCCAGATAACCGGCTCCACATAGCCAAACTGTTCAATGGAACGCTTCAGCTTTTCGTATTCCAGATCACCGGGTTTCAGATCCTTACGGGGATTGTAGTCAGCAGGCAGAAGGTCTGCTGTATTTTTCTTTTCGATCACCATATCAGACCCCACTCAGCAAACTTCTCAAAACCACCGATAGAGTGGATGAAACCTCTTGCTGTTTCTACGATTTCCTCATAGGGAATGCCGTCGATGAATTCATCACCAATGGCGCAGCACAGTTCCACAGGCTTTCCAGTTTCCTGGGCCTTGAGGAATGCATAGATATTGACACTGACATCTGCCTTGCTGAGGTCCTTGCCGTGGAGACCGCCGCCAGTAACGGAGTCACCCATGTCGCTGCCCAGCTTACGGTTGGTAGCGCCGGTGTCTACATCGGTGCCACCGGTCCAGTCACCCAGGGGATTGATTTTTGCGAAGGGATAGGTGATACGAATATCGTCTGCCTCAGCATTGCTCTGACAGATGATCAGCTTGTTGCCATCCAGAATATACTTGCCGTCATAGGGATAGCGGCTGTAAATATCGTAGGCGAAGCTGCAAAGCATATGCTGCTCCCTTGTCATGGGTACACCCTTGAAGATTCCATTATCGCCGCAACGGATTGTTTCCTCCTGATTTCTGGAAAGATGCTCGTCCTGGGGAACGATAACCACATTGGGGCGGACATTGCCGGCAATGCGGTGAATGGCATCCTTGATTTTCCGCAGGTTCAAAACAGCCGAGGTTTCGATGATGGCATGGCAGACACCATGGCCAATCAGCACCTCTACTGCAATTTTGGGATCGATTTGGGTTTCGTAGGCGATGTCCACGATAGCACCGGCAATACGGTCGGCAATCTTATCGGGATGCGCCGGATTTACTTTTTCAAACATGAAATCATCCTTTCCTTGCACGGAGCAGTCGCTCCATGACATCATCCTCGGGGTTTGCCCCGGTGTAATCGCCGGTACAGTTCTCCCGGACGATCTGGAAAATCTCTGACCACAGACGGTTGGCCTGAGTCATGTACTGATTGGCGATGGAAACATAGGGAGACTGGATAGCAGCACCCGTGGTGGGATGCTTTGCCAGGAAGCCCACCTCACTGGTAATGGACTCGCACTGAATCCATCTAGCACTGGCCAGAGCATAACGCTCGATCAGATCCGGAGAGACGATGGCGGCACATCCACGATCACGCAGCCATTTCCACACATTTTCATAAATCTCTGCCGCACAGAGCGTGGAGCCGTCTTTCTGTCTGGCAGAAAGGAACTCCTTGGGTTGCGGCATATCCTGACCTTCCAGGTCAGCCGCGCTGTCTTTGAAATCAATGACAGTCAGCGGACGCTTGCCGGGATTGCCGTCTGTAATCTTGTCTGCGATGGCTTTCTTCGGTCTGCCACCGGAGCCGGGTTTGGGTCCTCTTTGGCCCATGGTTCGATACCTCCTTTGCCAGGGGCCTATTCCCCTTAAAACTTTTGCGATTTTTCACACGAAGCCCCGGGCCGCTGCCCCCAGTTTTTAGTCCCGAAGATTTGACCCGCCCCTGGCCGTTAGGTGTGACCAGGCTTTGCCCCGAACAATGTCACTGACATGGCGTTGGGAAATAAAAAAGACACCCGCAATTTCTTTTTGCGTGTGTCCGGCTTCATACATTTCTTTGATTTTGTAAATGTCCTTTTCCTTCAGCTTGGATGCAATTGATGCCTCGCCAATGCGTAAGCAAACAGCAGTACCATGCCGCAGGGAATCCTGGGCATTTTCTTTTGGTGTACCCCAGCAGATATTGGAGACACAGTTATCCAGCGGATTTCCATTTAGATGCCTGCATACATATCCGTGTGGACGAGTGCCGACATAAGCATTGAGGACAAGTTTATGCACTGGCTCAACATGAGGTCTCACCGGAGTGTTGCCATCCCGCACATTGACACGATAATAACCCTTGTGTAAACGCTTGGGGAGTTTACGAAGATAACCCTGACGATTGGTATAGATTTCGCCATCTGCGTCGGCAAAATAACCTGGGTATTGAGGTATGGCTTTCATGTTCATCAGCGGTCACCAATTTCGTGATGGATCTTGTTGTGACAGGATCGGCAAAGGGACATGAGGTTGTCCCGGGCATGAGTGCCGCCCTTGGAAACAGGAACCTTGTGGTGGACTTCTTCCATTGGAACCAGTCGCCCTTCTTCCAGGCATCGTTCACAAAGAGGGTGCTGGGCAGCGTGACGATCCCGGATGCGTTTCCATGCCCGACCATATTTCTTGTTAATATCCGGGGCGCGTTCGTACTTGTTGTACTGCCGCCGTGCAACAGCAACATGGTCCTCGCAATACTGTCCGTCTGTCAGTTTGGGACAGGCGGGATAAGAGCAAGGACGCTTGGGTCGTTTGGGCATTTGATTCACCTCCTGTGGAGCAGCCGCCCAACCATGTACTTAAAGATGTACCAGAGCTGCTCCATGTAGCCGACCTTCCGGTAGCCCATGAAACCACTCCTTTCGGGCATAAGAAAAGCCCCGTGGAATTTCTCCCACGAGGCTCTCCTGATGTTCTTGGCGATTATAATAATATCATAAGACCATAC